GGGTAATAACCCAAACCCGTTGCAATTGTCAGTAAGTTTATACTCTGACAAAGGATGAAATGCAATGGGCGTTCCTGCTAATGTACTTCAAGCCGTCCAGACTTATCAAAAGGCTGGTTTGGCATTTTTGCAAAATAGTAATTGCTTCATTAACTTAGCAAATACTAAATTTAAAGACTTCCAAAACATAACTGCGAACTTGGGCTCAACTGTTTCGTTTGATTTGCCTCCTCGCATGACTACTACTAATTCATTGGTTGCTAACTTTCAGCCTGCTGAACAGCGTGTTGAAACTTTAACTGTTGATCAGGCAATATCATCTAGCTATGCATTTACTTCTCAACAATTTATTTTCAACGTTGAAGAGTATATGGATAAATTCGGTAAAGCCGCTATCGCAGAAATTGGTGCCAACATCGAAGCTAACGTGGCATTAAACTGTGAAACACAACCTTATCGTTTCTACGGTGATGGCGTTACTCCAATTAACTCATTCGGGCAATTGGCAAGCGCATTAGCATTATACAGAAACTATGGCGCTGTAAATTACAAAACCAGAGGTGTTCTGTCTGATATCGCTGTCCCAACTATTGTCAACTCAGGATTGGGTCAATTCGCACCAAAAAGAAATGACATGATGTCTAACAGCTGGGAATTAGGAGATTTCGCTCAATGCTCCTGGCATCAGTCTAACTTGCTACCAGTGCACACGGCTGGTACCGCTGGTGATTCTGCTCTTAACTTAACTGTAACTGCAACCACTACTGATGCCGCTGGCGCTGTAACTGCAATTACTTTTAGTGTTGCTGGTGCTCCTGGTGCTGATGCTAACATGATTAAGCAGCATGATAGATTGCGTTTTAATGATGGCGTTGCTGGTCAAACAAACTTACGTTATTTGACATTCGTTGGTCATAAAGTTTCACAAAACCCTGTGCAATTTAGAGCAACTGCTGACGCGGCATCAACTGCCGGTTCATTGGTAACTGTGACTGTTGATCCACCTTTACAAGTTAATCCAACTAATGACCAAAACATCAATACACCAATTGCTGTTGGACATGTAGCATCTGTTTTGCCATCTCATAGAGCTGGTGTAATTATGTCTGGTGATCCATTATTCCTCGCAATGCCAAGACTTCCTGATCAAAGCCCATTCGCAACCGCTGCTGAATATGACCAAGATACAGGTTGTTCACTCAGAATGACTCACGGTGCTAAATTTGGTCTTAATGAGATGGGTAATGTTCATGATGGAATTTGGGGCAGCAAACTTGTGCCTGAAGATTCCATGGCTGTGATTTTCCCACTTTAATGCGAGGATGAATAAATGACTTTACCTGTACCAAATTACCCAATTGAAAATGCGGGTGCTCTACACATAAACGGTTGTAATGTCAGCTTTTTGACAGGCACAACATTATCATTATCAGCAGGCCAAGCCCGTGATAGTCAAAATATTAATGACATCTCACTTGCTGCCGCTGTAACTATAAACGCCGCCACTGTCGGCGCTAATGGTCTGGATACTGGAGCGCTAGCTAATAGCACATTGTATGCAGTATGGCTGATTGGTGATTCTACCAAATACAACGATGCCGCTGGTTTGCTATCTACTAGCTTTACATCTCCTTCACTACCTGCCGGTTATGATATGGCTCGTAGAGTTGGCGCTGTATTAACTAGCGGTGCCGCTGCTATTCTAGAATTCAGCCAGCGTGGTGATGGCGCAGACAGACATATGTATTATGAAGTTGCTGTAGCTACTGATATTGCGATCGCGGTTGGCGGTGGTGGTGGAGGTACTGCTGTTGCTGCTGCTCCTGGTGCTGTAGATTGCTCGGATTCAATCCCAAGCACAGCCTCCATGGTTCATGCGTTATGCCTTCTTACTGCTGATGGCGCAGGTTTGCGGTCTGCCAGTTTGCGTGATGGCACTATAACCGGTGCTGGCAATCCGCAGGCAATCATGAGTGCTGCAACTAGTCTTGTTAATAATAGCGTCCTTACCGTTCCATGTTCTAATAATCCGACTACAGCTATTGATTATTTCACGTCCAATGCAAACGCCGGCCTAACCATTAGCGTTATAGGTTACGTAGACGTAGTATGACGTACACAGTAACTGAATTAATCACAAAGGCGTATTACGCTAGTGGTATAGTAGGTCGTGAGTTTGAAACCGTTGACGGCTCGCAAATTGAAGATGGTCTGTCATTTTTAAATGACATTCTCGGAGAAAAGCGAGCCGAAAACGGCATGATTCCTTACAATACTTCTACTCAATTCAATACTGTAGTCGGGCAAGAAGTTTATAATATTCCAAACTTGATTCAAGTAGATACTATGACGTTTGTTAAAGACAGCGTTAGATATCCCATGGTTCAAGTTCAGCGTGACCAGTACCAAGGTGCTGGCCGCGCAAATAATATAACCAGCTTGCCGTTTACTTTTAATGTTGAGCGCTTGCTAGGAGGCGCCAATGTATCTATGTATTTTCTCCCAGATGAGATTTACACGATTACGATACACGGGCTTTTTGACTTGGCAAGCGTTGCATTAAATCAAGACTTAGAACTTACGTTAGATAGATTTTATATAACTTATTTGCGTTATGCGTTGGCTGATAGATTGTGCACAGAATTTGATTATGATGCACCTGCTTCGGTAATGATAAAATTAGATAAAATGGAATCAACGATTAAGAAGCGCTCGCAGCAGCTAGATTTGAGAATGAAGAAAATATCTACATTAACAAATCAGGCATCATTAAGTTATGCGCAAGTCAATTTGGGTGGTGGATGGTATCCAACTACTAATTAGTTTTTAAGGGCCAACAATGCCGAGAATGCAAGAAAAACAAGTAGTTCCCGTCAATGTGGTTGGCAGCTCGACATTTGGACGATATTCTAAGATTTCATCAGAGCAAACATATAACATGTTTATTTCTGATGATTGGCTCGTTGATTTTCCTGGCTACAAAAAAGTTTATGACTTTGCAGTTGATGGCGCTGGTCGAGGTTTATTTAAAAGCACTAGGGGCAACCTACTTATTGCCGTCATTGGCAACAAAGTTTACAAGATAGACGCAAACTTTCTTGTAACTGAGGTTGGAACATTATCGACGAGCAAGGGCTTTGTTTCTATTGCAGAGAATTTAAATTTTCAGATATGCATTGTTGATGGGGTTAGTGCGTATATTTATCATTACCCTACAGCTTCAGCTTTAACAGTGCAGGCTTTAGCTGGTGGGTTAACGCCATCTTATGTTACTTATCATAATACGTTCTTTTTGTTCGGAAATGTCAATCAGACAGCAAGTAGTGCGTCATGGTTCGTATATCAAAGAAATGCAGATACGACTATAACATTGGTAAGCGAATTGGCATTACAAACAAAGCCGGATTTCCCTATTGCAGTTGAGCGCATCCCTGGGCAAGCTGCACATGTATTAGTGTTTGGCAATACGGTTTGTGAGGTTCACACGCAAATAGGAGGAATACAGAATTATCGTAGAAATAACAGTATTTCTATTGATTATGGATGTTTAAGCCGTAGCACTATTGCGTCATCAGATAGGGTGATTGCCTGGTTATCAGTTAATGAAAATAATACGCCGGTGATTATGGTGTTTGATGGAAATGGAGCTGTTCCTATTTCTACAGATGGTATTGATTATTTAATGTCATCATTGAAGCGTCCTGAAGAGTCAATCGCAACATTTGTTAGAGTTGATGGTCATCTATTTTATCAAGTTACGTTCTATAACAGTCTTGATAATATTTCATTGCTTTTTGATTTTAATACTAATAAGTTTTTTAATCTTTCTGATCAAAACTTAAATTATCACCCTGCTGTTTCTTATGCGTATTTTAATGAAAAGACATATTTTATCTCTTTAACTAATGTTGGTATTTATTTATTCAGCACAGATTTAACGGCTATAGATGAAAATATAGTTAATCCTGATAGCCCTAATTATGATGATGACTTATTGTTTGAAAAGCAAAGAGTAAGGATATGTCAGAATATTAGGCAGCCTAATAATGAAAGGTTTAGAACATCTTGTATATCATTAATGATTGAGCAGGGTAATGATCCAAATATTACCGGCTTCTCAATACAAGAGCCAATCTATTTAATTACTGAGTCTGCATTTACTCCACCGAGCGATATAATTGTAACTGAAAGTGGTGTGCCGATGGTCCTGGATGGTTTGACAGGTTATACGCCATATATAACGGGAACTTCTATTTATACACCACCTTATCGTGCGCGTGTTGATTTATCTATATCTAAAGATGGTGGTACCACATGGAGCAA